AAGGCAGTTGGACTGTGAGGTTTTAATGGATTACAATTTAATAATGTACTGGGGGATAATATCCCTCTGTACTTGCTTTTATGGTTTCATATATTATGAAATGATATTAAGAGATGAAGATAGGAAACAAGCCGAAACTGAGGCTTTCATTAATGCTGTAATGAGTAAGGATAAAAAATGACACAATTAACAGATGAGCATTTTGAATTGCACACTAGAAACAAAGCTGAGCAATTTGAACGACAGAAGATCAAGTTCCTAGAAGATAGAATCAAGACTCTAGAAACTGCAATTGAAAGCCATGCTAAAATCTTGGCAAGGTTTCAAATGACCGAGGACAAATCATGAGTAGCTTTGTTTGGTGCCATGGACCAACGTGCCATGGACAACACACGCAAGATAGAATACGTGGTGTCAAGGGTAGCAAGGTCCTAAGAACTAAGAAAGTTCAACTCACTCATTACAATCAGAATAGTTTCTATTCTAAGTTTTGTAGTCAAGGTTGTTATAATGCTTTTGCTAATACATATATCAATGAGATCACAGCCATCGCACCAAGGACCGAGGCACTTGAAACACCGATTGAAGTGACTAGAACTCCATCAACAGATTGGGGTGGCAGACCATGTATTGACACTACAATAAGAACAGTTGACAACAATGGTGGATAGTGTAGGATAACTATATTAACAAATACAGGAGAACACATGAAAACAATTAAATACAATAACAAAGAATACAAACTACCATTTGATGTAGAGTTACCAGAAGACCCAACGGTTGAGGTAACAGTTAAGAATAGATTCAGTGGACAGAGTACAACAATGCCAGAGTTTGCAGCAGCTGTCTATGATGCGATCATAGGTAGTGAGATGTTTGGCGACTATGATACAGTACGTAAGGGACTGGACTGGTTCAAGCAACACTTTGCAAAACAATACATGGTAGTACTAGACTAACGAACACAAACTGTGTGTGTCCTGTAGGACACACACTCACACAACCACAGGTTGTGCGCCAGGATTCCATAGGGGTCCACTCCAATCCACAAAATCGCGCGCGCTCAGTAATCGATATACCTTAATTAAAAAGGGGGTCCCACTACATTACACTGTATTGCTTGATTTAGAGAGACAAGGGTGTTAAAATACTTCTTCACACTAAAAAGGTGCAAAAATTTTATAAAAATTTTTATGGATGTAAATAAGATAGATATAAGTAAGCTGCCTGCGGACGTAAGAAAACAGTACAAAACATTACAGGTAATGCATGCTGAAAAAAAGATACAGAATAAAGCTAAAAATGACTTTATGTCATTTGTTAAATGTGTATGGCCAGAATTTATAGAAGGTTCTCACCACCGACATATAGCAAAAAAATTTAATGATCTTGCAAATGGTAAGATAAACAGATTAATTGTAAACATGCCTCCCAGACATACTAAGTCTGAGTTTGCATCATTCCTATTACCCGCATGGATGGTGGGCCGTAATCCTAAGTTAAAGATAATCCAAGCCACTCACACAGGAGAGCTAGCAATTCGTTTTGGACGTAAAGCTAAAACCCTGATAGATAGTGATGACTATAGAAAAATATTTGATACAAGATTAAGAGAAGACAGTCAGGCCGCTGGTAGGTGGGAAACAGCACAAGGTGGCGAGTATTTTGCAGCTGGAGTCGGTGGAGCAATTACCGGACGGGGTGCTGACCTATTGATAATTGATGATCCGCATTCGGAACAAGATGCGTTATCTGCAACCGCTATGGAGTCTGCTTATGATTGGTATACTTCTGGCCCACGTCAAAGACTTCAACCTGGTGGAAAAATTGTTTGTGTAATGACACGTTGGTCTACTAAAGATCTAACTGGTAAATTACTTGCTCATCAAAAAGAAGCCAAGTCAGATAAATGGCACGTGGTCGAATTTCCAGCAATCTTGGAAGATGAAGAAAAACCAGTTCCAGTTTGGCCAGAGTATTGGAAGCTAGAAGAATTAGAAAGTGTTAAGGCAACACTACCTGTAGGTAAATGGAATGCACAGTGGATGCAAAATCCAACTAGTGAAGAAGGAGCAATTTTAAAAAGAGAGTGGTGGCGGAAATATGATAAAGAAGATATTCCTGCTTTACATCACGTCATACAAAGCTATGATACAGCGTTCTTAAAAAAAGAAACAGCCGATTATTCGGCAATCACCACTTGGGGTATATTCTACCCCGATGAGGACTCAGGTGCTAATTTAATATTATTAGATGCTATTAAAGGTAGATATGAGTTTCCAGAATTAAGAAGACTTGCATTAGATCAATATAGATACTGGAATCCAGAAACAGTTATTGTAGAAGCCAAAGCTTCAGGATTACCTTTAACCCATGAATTACGTCAAATGGATATCCCCGTAATTAACTTTACTCCTAGTAAAGGAAATGATAAACACGTTAGAGTTAATACATGTGCACCTCTTTTCGAGTCTGGTATGATCTGGGCTCCTGATGAGAAATTTGCTCAAGAAGTAATTGAGGAGTGTGCTGCTTTCCCTTTTGGGGATCATGACGATTTAGTCGATTCAACGACTCAAGCAATCATGCGTTTTAGACAAGGAGGTTTATTAAAACATCCTGAAGATTATGTAACAGAAGAACGTAAGCCTAGAAAAAGGAATTATTATTAATGATTAAATTTGGTATGACAGTTGCAGAAATGATAGGTCAGTTGACTAGAGGTTTCACTAAGCAGACAGGTAGATTACCTAGTGGTCTAGAAAAAATTAAAATCCAACAAGAAGCTATTCAAAGATCAAAAGATATGAATAAGGTTCTTGATATGAAGGGCAATCCTATTGACCCAGCTAAACCTATTATGGGTGGCGAACAACTTCCAGAGAATAAAGGACTTGGAAACGTTTTAAGAAAAAAATTGATGAAAACAGATAATCCATTTTCAGATTTAGTTAAGACAACTGAAAAAGGACCTAAGAGTCTTCAACAAAGAAGACTAGAAGCAGAGGAAGCTTTACGAAATAAAAACGTTGTACCTATAAAAGATCCACCAGAAGAATTAGCTTATGGCGGTGTTGCAGGATTACTGGGCGAGAGAACAGGATTCATGGCCGGTGGTTTAGGTAGACGTGGATTCTTAAAAATGTTAGCTGGAGCCGGTGCAGGAATTGCTGGAGTTAAAACAGGATTATTTGGATTAGGTAAAAAGGCAGCCGTTAAAGAAGTTGTACAACAAACTGCAGGATCAGGAGCCCCTCCAGCATATTTCTTTAAGTTAGTAGATAAAATTAGAAAACTTGGTGACGACTCACCAAGACTTGCAGTAAAAGATAGAGAAAAAGTTACAACATTTAAAGAATATCAATTAACTGAAGATGTTACAACTGGAGAACAAACAATTCAAAGAATGAAAGTAACTGATCCTGAGTCAGCTAGTTATTATGGTCAACCTCTAACTGAAGAAACTTACATGAGTTATAAACCTGGAAAAGGTCAAGGTGATGAAATGACTAAAGGCAGAAATATACCAGATGAATATGAAGAAGGAACTGCCTTACTTAGAAATGATGGAATGAATGCAGGAGAGGTTGTTGAAGAGTCAGCAGGTATTTCCGATGAAATATTTGAAGAAATAGGTGAAGCAGTACCAGAAGCTATTAGAAAAGATAAAGCAGACGGCGGACGTATCGGTTACGCAGCAGGTAAAGGTGTTACTAGTTTACTTAACTTAGTCAAAAAGAAATTTGGTAAAAAATCAATTACAACTGCAGACAAAATTAAAACACCTCAAAAAACATTAGATAGAGATATGTTTAAAAAATTTGACGACAGAAACCCTGATTCAAACAGACAAATGACTGCTGATGAACTTGAAGATTTTGAAATGGAAATAGGGGGTGATAATTTAGAAGCTTATAGTTTTGATGGGACTGTTGGTGATGGAGCAAGAATTTTAAAAGAAGAAACAGATTATAAAGCGGACATGTTTGCGCAATATAAAATGGGTAAATTAGATCCTGTAGCAGGTGACAAATCTCAAGCTAGAAAAAGATTCTTAGAGAAAAAATTAGAAGACGCAGAGATGAGTGGTGACTCAAGATTAATTACACAAGATGAAATAGAAGAACTATCTACTTTTGATCTTGGAACGCAAATGGATCAAATGAAAGAAATTGATGTTAACAAACAAATTAAAGAAGGCGTGGCATCTATTATGAGTGATACCTCTCCTGCAGCTTTAAAAACAAGTATAGAGATTGATAATCTTATGTTAAAATATGAAGGAATGGATAGAAGACTTGCAGAACAAATTGCAACTGAGATAAATCCACGAAAAAAAGCTGACATAATTGCTATGGTAGAGCAAACAATAAAGATGAGTGAAACAGGAATGAGTGGTGATGATATTATACAAACTTTTAAAAACACAACTAGAACTAAACAAGCCACAGGTGGCATCGCTCATCTATTAGGAGAGTAATGAAAGATTTCTTCGTTGAAGATATACTAGAAAAATTCGAGGACTATACACAGCCCGTGAACCAAGGACCAGGCTCCATGGACCAAGAACCACGGAACATGTACGTTGCCGGTGGAGTCATAAAAGCCGCTAAGAAATTACTTACCAAGACTGTTAAACCAAGCATTCTTAGAAGAGAAGCGGTTGCCTTAGATCTAAATCAAATTAATTCTATTAGTAAAAATAAAGAGTTCGAACAAGCATGGAAGAATTATAAAATATCAATTAAAGATGTCGGACGAAGAAAGTATAGTAAAGATAAGTTCTTTGAAATGTGGGCAAGAGAGAACATGGCTCAAGGTGGACAAGCTGGCCAGTTAGTACAGCCCAGTATCGATGGATCACGGCCCGGGTATGCTGGAACAAATGCTGAAACAGGAGAAGGTTTTCAAAAAGGACATAAAGGTTTTGGCAAAGATCTTAAAGGTAAGCCGAGTTTAAATGTTGCAGGTAAAAATCAACATACCTTAACTCAAAAAACAGCAAAACAAATTCAAGCTATCATAGATGCTAATCCAGAATATGTAACTCCTAAAAATTTCTATGAACCAACGAACATAATGAAACAAAAAGGTATGAAAAAATTATTAACATTTACTGATACACAAAACTCTGATGTTGTGTTTCAAAGAATAGGTCCACCTGATCCAGATCCTGCTAAACAAACAGCTACAAACACTAAAAGAACTGCAGCTAAAAAAAATTTAGAAGGAAGAATTCTTCAACTAAAATCACCTAAAGGTTATCAAGTGCATCATATTATGCCTTTAGCAGGAAATGAAAAATTAAATACAGGAGACTATGCGGTTGTTTCAGAAGAGATGAATGCAAAAATGTCTAAGTATGATAGACAAATAAATAAATTAGTTAATGAAGCGTATGATTTAGATTATAGTAAAACACCTAGTTTAAAAAGGGTAGATGAAATAAATAATGAGTTGTTTGATATTCTTAAAACAGTAAAAAAAGATTTACCTAAAGAATATAAAGGTTTACTCGGATTTAATAAATTAACTCCTGTATTAGATACTTTTGATGATCAAGGTAAACAAGTTTTTTCTGCCGAACCTCAAGGAATAGATTACAAAAAATCTATTGCAGGAGTAAGAGGAGACAAAGTAAAAGATACTAAAAAATCAGATATTCAAGATTTAGTAAACAAAGCTCCAAAATTTGAAATGACAAAATTAGCAGCAATAGGTTGTCCAGGTAAAGCAATGGGAGGGCGTATTGGATTTAGTGAAGGTCAAAATCTAACAGCGTGTGCTACCAAAGGTGTAGAAAAATTAAGAGGAGATCCGAGTAAACTATCCCCAGGTGATCAAGCAAATTTACGTGCTCTTACAAAATCAGGTAAAGCTTTAAATTTTTTAAAAGGAATAATAGGACCTGGAGCAATTTTAGGTGAAGTTTTACTTGCAGGGGGAATTGCTGCAAATAAATTTATGAAGGGTATGCCTCTTAAACAAGCATTGGGTGAATCTGATATTAACAAATATTTACTAGGACCTAAATTACAAATAGATATTGAAGCTGAACGTGCAAAAGAAATGGCTAAAGGCGAAGAATATGCTATGGCAGAACGTGGTAGAAGAAAAGCTCCTTTTATGGCACAGAGTGCACAAGCTGATGAGTTAAGAAGAAAACAAGCTATGAAAAAAATGGAAGAAGTTTATCCAACTAGTTCTGAATCAGATATAAATTTAAAGTTACAAAATGCGGATATGACTCAACAAGAAACAGGTATGACTTATCCAGAAATACAAGATTACATTAAACGACAAGATCAAATGCAAGCAATTGCCGAAGCTGGAGGTGTTTCTAAAATGGCCACTGGGGGTCTTGCAAATTTAATGAAAAAGTATTATGACTAAAGATAATCCAACACTTGTAAAAAACATGAAACATGTTAAGTTCAATGCAATCCCCCCTTTGCAAGGACCAAATCCTCAGGGGTTGATTAAACAGAATAAACAAGATAAACCATCGAAAGAGAAAAAATATGGCAGATATAGATAAGGGACTTCCAGGAAATACACGTACTGAAATTAAGATGCCTTCAGAAGAGGAAATGTCTGAAGTTAGTGTACAAGAAGAAGTTACAGAACAAGGACCTGTAGAAGTAACACCCGAAGAAGATGGTGGTGCAACAATTAATTTTGAACCTGGTGCAATTAATATACCAGGAACAGAAGGTCACTTTGATAACTTAGCAGACATTCTACCAGACGATATTTTAGAACCTATCGGTAGTGAAATGGCCGGTAACTATTTAGATTATAGATCTTCAAGAAAAGATTGGGAAAATACTTACAGAACTGGATTAGATCTTTTAGGATTTAAATACGAAGATAGATCAGAACCGTTCCAAGGAGCAAGTGGTGCAACTCACCCAGTACTAGCAGAAGCTGTAACTCAATTCCAAGCACAAGCTTACAAAGAATTATTACCCGCAGGTGGTCCAGTCAGAACTGAAGTTATGGGAATTAAAACTCCACAAAATGATTTACAATCTCAAAGAGTAAGAGATTATATGAACTACTTAGTCATGGATAAAATGGAAGAGTATGAACCAGAGTTTGATTCAATGTTATTTCATTTACCACTAGCCGGATCTACATTTAAAAAAGTTTACTATGATACTACAATGGCAAGAGCCGTATCAAAATTTGTTCCAGCGGATGAATTAGTAGTACCTTACACAGCAACATCACTAGATGATGCTGAAGCAATTATTCACGTAATTAAAATACCAGAAAACGAATTAAGAAAACAACAAGTTGGAGGATTTTATAGAGATATAGATTTAGGGCCTCCAGGTTATGCAGTTAATAACGAACTTGATAAAAAGGAAAGAGAACTAGAAGGGACAACAGCAAGTGGTAGAGCACAACCGCTTTATACTTTATTAGAATGTCATGTTAATTTAGATCTAGAAGGGTTTGAAGAAGTAGGAGAAGATGGAGAACCTACAGGAATCAAATTACCTTACATTGTAACAATTGAAGAAGGAACAAGAAATGTTCTTTCTATCAAAAGAAATTACGCACCTGAAGATACAAAGAAAAAGAAAATTTCATACTTTGTACACTTTAAGTTTTTACCAGGTTTAGGGTTTTATGGTTTCGGTCTAATCCACATGATAGGTGGACTGTCTCGTACGGCGACCGCGGCTCTAAGGCAGCTCTTGGATGCGGGAACGTTGTCTAACCTGCCAGCTGGTTTCAAACAAAGAGGTGTTAGAATACAAGACGATGCTTCTCCTATTCAACCCGGTGAATTTAAAGATGTAGATGCACCAGGAGGAAGTTTAAGAGATGCATTTTTTCCTTTACCTTACAAAGAACCTTCTCAGACTTTACTTCAGTTAATGGGTATTGTTGTACAAGCCGGTCAAAGATTCGCGGCTATTGCAGATATGCAAGTAGGTGATGGAAACCAAGGTGCAGCAGTTGGAACAACTATTGCATTACTAGAACGTGGATCACGGGTAATGTCAGCGATACATAAACGATTGTATGCGGCAATGAAAAAAGAATTTAAACTTCTTGCAAATATTATTTCTAAATACTTACCACCAGAATATCCTTATGATGTTGTCGGTGGAGCAAGAACTGTTAAACAAACAGATTTTGATGACAGGATAGATATTATACCTGTTGCTGATCCTAATATCTTTTCAATGAGTCAAAGAATTACTTTAGCTCAAACTGAAATGCAATTAGCTACAACAAATCCGCAAATGCATAACATGTATAATGTTTATCATAATATGTATGAAGCAATTGGAGTAAAAAATATAGATTCAATTTTACCTCCTCCACCACCTAATCAACCTAAAGATCCGTCAATTGAAAATATTGAAGCAATGTCAGGTAAAAAGTTTCAAGCATTTCCAGGACAAGATCACAGAGCCCATATTACTGCGCATTTAAATTTTATGGCAACGAATATGGTTAGAAACAATCCACCTATCATGGCTTCACTACAAAAAAACATTTTAGAACACATCAGTTTGATGGCTCAAGAACAAGTTCAATTAGAGTTCAGAGAGCAACTAAAACAGATGCAAATATTACAACAACAAGCACCGAATAATCCTCAAGCAGCAAATGACTTACAAGTTATTACAAATGCTGTTGAAGCAAGAAAAGCGGTCTTGATTGCAGAGATGATGGAAGAGTTTATGAAGGAAGAAAAAGAAATTACTTCTCAATTTGACCATGATCCGTTGTTAAAATTAAAATCAAGAGAAGTAGATCTTAGAGCAATGGAAAATCAACGTAAAAAAGAATACGATGATGAAAAAATCAATCTAGATAAATCAAAACTTCTTCAAGATAGAGATTTAACAGAAGATAAAATGGAGCAAGACGAAGAATTAGCTGAAATGAGAGACGAAACAAGTCTAGAAAAAGCTTATTTAAGTGCAGATGTTAAACTCTATAACGATAAAATGAAACGTAGAGATGTAAAGACCTTGAAAGGTCAAAGATCTTAATATATAATAGGAGACATTATGATGAACTATAAAAAAACAAAAAAAAGTGAAGTACCTAGTCAAAACCTTGAGTACGATTCAAGAAGTAAAGCTAACGTTACAAGAGCTAGAAACATGATCGCTACTGGAGACAAAGTGACTGTAAAAGGAACTGGCAAAGCTAGAAAACAAACAGCTACTTGGATCTAACATGTGGTTATCGGCAATTAAACTAGCCGTTTCTGCTGGAAGCAAAATTTACGCTAATAAGCAGAGAACAAAAATGGCTATGTCAGATGCACAGCTTATGCATGCATCAAAAATGGCTGCTGGTGAGGAAGCTTACCAAGGAAAACTTTTAGAGTCTAGACAATCGGACTGGAAAGACGAATTTATTTTAATTCTACTTTCGGTGCCAATCGTCATGTTGGGATGGAGTGTCTGGTCAGATAATCCTGTACATATGGAGAAAATGGAGTTATTCTTTCTTCACTTTGGAAATTTGCCTTTATGGTACCAAACAATTTTTGTTGGTGTCATTGCGAGCGTTTATGGACTTAAAGCAACAAATCTGATAAAAGGAAAATAATTATGTCAAATAGAAATTTTAATAAACAAGTTGCACCAGCAAGAAAAAAATTAGCGGAAGGCGGACCTTCCTTTTCTACTAAACCTAAACGTATGCCTAGAAGACCGGGTTCGCCTAGACCTCTACCTATACAACCTAGAGACCCTAGAGATAAAATGGAACCTAGAAGACCTATGCCTAAACTTCCTGGAAAACCTGGAAGACCTGGTCCTAGTAGACCTATGCCTAAACTTCCTGGTAGACCTAGACCCCCGATGAAAGGACTTACTCCAGAACAAATACAAAGACTTAAAGAGTTATTTAAGAAAAAAAACCTATCTGTTAAAAGATCAGAAAGACTTAAAGAGTTTTTTAAGAAAACAAAAACAGGTGGACCTAAACCTAAAGGAAGAAAAAAATTAATGGGAGGCGGTTCGTCTTCTAGCAGAGAAGCAATGATGCACGGTTTTTATAATAAAGACATGGGCATGGGAAAGAAGAAAAAATAATGTCTAGTCTAAGAAGAATGGCTAAAGCTTTTAAAAAAGCAACAGCTCCCGCAAGAAAAAAACAACAGACTAAAAATGTTAAAAGAATTATGACATCTAATAAAGCATATAAAAAAGATGGAGAAAAATAATGTCTATATTTGGAATAGCTAAAAAAGGTTTTGGAATGTTAAAAAAAAGTAAATCTAAAACTTCACCAACTATAACTTCTGTTAAAGCAAATAAACTTGACAAGATGTCAAAGCATAAAGTTGACCTAGCTAAAATTCCAGGACAAACTGCTAACAGATGGAAAAAAAGTTTTGACGATGCAGATAGAATAGGTGCAAAAGTAAGACAACTTACTCAAAAAATAAAAGGTGAGAAAAAAACTAAATCGGGTATTTCAAAAGGTAAAGACTTAAAAGACTAATGTTTAAATCTATTAAAAAATTTATTTGTAATTTATTTAATATCAAAGCATGCAAATGCAAAGACGAACATCTTGAATTTTATGAAGATGTACCAGAACCAACAATAAAAGTTAATCACTGCGACACGCACATAAGATTTATAAAATCTTGTTCTGCTTGTTTAATGTCAGTTATGGGAGAAAAATAATGAGAAAATATTACAGTAAAGGTGGACCAAGTACGGGGAAAACTCCTACTACACCAAAAGAAAAAAAATTAGCAGCTTTATCACCACCACCTAATAAAATTACATTTGGAGATGTTGTTGCAGGTAGAAAAAAAGCTATGGGTGGCGGAATGATGAGAAAACAATTTGGTAAAGGCGGAGACACACATGTTACTAAAGATGGTAGAACTGTTAAAAAAGGTCTTTACTATTACATGAACAGAGC